AAGCTACAGGCTGCTGGGTTCTATCGGGATGAGGACCTTGGTGATCCGAACAATACGTTCGACGAGGTCGAGAAGAAGATCGCGGAGAAGATGGGCTTCCGGGCTTCGTATGATGACCGCTTCAAGATTCTTGAAATGCACATTGACGTTGACCTGCCCGGGTTTGAGGACAAGGACGACGACGGCAAGGAGACAGGCATCGCCCTGCCCTACGTCATTACAATCGAGAAGGGCACAGAAACCGTTCTAGCTATTAGAAGGAATTGGCATTCAGATGATAAAAGCAAGCGCAAGCGCAATCATTTTGTTCACTACTCTTATATTCCGGGTTTTGGTTTCTACGCTTTTGGCCTTATTCATCTCATTGGCGCTTTTGCTAAGTCTGGCACTAGCATTATTCGTCAGCTTGTTGATGCTGGTACCCTGTCAAACCTTCCGGGTGGTTTCAAGACTCGCGGACTTCGTGTCAAAGGAGACGACACGCCTATTGCACCGGCTGAGTTCCGGGACGTAGACGTTTCGTCTGGAACTATTAAAGATAACATTATGACGCTCCCGTACAAGGAGCCGTCTCAGGTCCTCTACACGCTGCTTGGTACCATCGTTGATGAAGGCCGTAGATTCGCTGGCGCTGCTGATTTGCAGGTTAGCGACATGTCCGCCAACAGCCCGGTGGGTACGACCCTCGCCATACTAGAAAGAACCCTGAAAGTAATGTCGGCTGTTCAGGCCCGCATTCACTACTCCATGAAGCAGGAGTTCATCCTGCTGCGTGATATCATCCGCGACTACACCCCTGAGTCCTACGACTACGAACCCGAAGATGGCACGCCGCGTGCCAAGAGGGGCGACTACGATCTCGTCACTGTAATCCCGGTGTCCGACCCCAACGCTGCCACCATGGCACAGAAGGTTGTCCAGTATCAGGCAGTGATGCAGTTGGCGCAGGGTGCGCCGCAGCTGTACGACTTGCCCTACCTGCACCGGGAGATGCTTGAAGTCTTGGGCATCCAGAACGCTAATAAGCTTGTCAAACTGGACGAAGACCAGAAGCCGCGTGATCCCGTTAGTGAGAATATGTCGATCCTCAACGGTAAGCCGGTCAAGGCGTTCATTTATCAAGACCATCAGGCACATATCACGGTCCATCAGGCCGCGATGCAGGACCCCAAGATTGCGCAGATTGTCGGGCAGAACCCGCAGGCGCAGGCACTTATGGCCGCTGCCATGGCTCACATTCAAGAGCATCTGGCGTTCGAGTACCGTAAGCAGCTTGAAGAACAGGCTGGCGTGCCATATCCCGGCCCCGACGCCGAGATGGACGAGGATACAGAGGTCCAGATTTCTCGTCTGGCTTCCGCTGCCGCGCAGCAACTGCTCCGGAAGAACCAAGCTGAATCCGCGCAGCAAAAGGCGCAGCAGATGCAGCAGGACCCGCTTATCCAGATGCAGCAGAAGGAACTCCAGCTCAAGGAGAAGGAAGTGGGCATCAAGGGTCAGAAGCTCATGGTCGATGGCGCAACCGCCAAGGACAAACTGGACCTCGAACGCGAACGTCTCGCCGTTCAGGAACGAATCGCTGGCATGAATGTCGGTGCAAAGATCGCCACGGATAAGGCCAACCTGTCTGCCAAACAGCAGGAAGCGGGTCTTCGTATGGGCGTCGATATCGCTAGGGAGATGGCTCAGGAAGCCCGAACCACAGCGCAAGGAAGTAAACCAGAGGAGACTGAATGAGTAACGATGTACTGAAATTTCTTTCAGACAAACTAAAAGACGAACGCCTGCATCTGTCCGAAGACATGTCCATGGGTAAAGCCAAGGACTTCGGAGACTATAAGTACGCCTGCGGAATTATCCGGGGGCTGCTTCTTGCAAACAATATGATAATCGAAACCGCAGAAAGGTTGGAAAATTCAGATGACTGAACTTCTCGTCGGCTCAAACCCCGACAATTTGGAAGACACTACCGTACTACCCGATACCCCCGAACTTAAGGCCAAGCAGCTACCGGACCCGTCTGGGTATCGTATGCTGTGCGCTATCCCTGAAGTGGATGCCAAGTTTGATAGCGGCCTTCTGAAGGCTGATATAACCGTCCACTACGAAGAGCTCCTTACTACGGTCCTATTTGTGATAAAAATGGGCCCTGACTGTTACAAAGATGCAACACGTTTCCCCAGCGGCCCTTGGTGCAAGCAGGGGGACTTTATCCTTGTGCGTCCCCATTCCGGTACCCGACTGAAGATTCACGGGCGTGAGTTCAGGATCATCAACGACGATTCCGTGGAGGGCATTGTTGAAGACCCTCGCGGTATCAGCAGAGCCTAGGAGGCACAAATGGTTGATAATAATAAGGAAAAGGACGACTTTGAATTTGAAGTTGAGAACGAAGCCCCGGCAAATGCCAAGGGGGCTAAGCCGGAAATCGACATCGAAATTGAGGATGACACTCCGGTAGAAGACCGGGGTAAGACCCCGATGCCCAAGGCTCTGGTTGACGAGCTGGAGGCCGACGAGCTGGAGGAATACTCCGACAAGGTCAAGACCCGACTTAAGCAGATGAAGAAGGTCTGGCACGATGAACGCCGGGAAAAGGAAGCTGCTGTCCGCGAACAGCAGGAAGCCGTTAGCCTCGCCCGCCGTGTCGTCGATGAGAACCGTCGCCTGAAGAGCACCCTCCAGCAGGGTGAGCAGATGCTGGTCGATACCTCCAAGAACTCTGCGGAAATGGAGATGACTGCGGCACGGAAAGCCTACAAGGAAGCCTACGAAGCCGGGGACTCGGACAAGGTTGTCGAGGCTCAGGAAAAGATGACAGACGCTAACTACCGCCTGCATCAGCTAAAAAACTATAGGCCTACTTTACAAGCTCCAGAACCTGAGGTAGAACTACCTCAGACGGTGCAACAGACTTCCGTCTTAGATGCTAAAACCCGTGCGTGGCAAGAGCGCAATACGTGGTGGGGCAACGACGACGAGATGACCGCTTCCGCCTTGGGGCTGCATCAAAAGTTAATTAGGCAAAACGGCGACAAGTTCGTCGGTACTGACGATTATTGGCAGCGTGTTGACGAAACAATGCGCCGCCGTTTCCCGGAGTATTTCGGGGAAGAAAAACCGACGAACGGGGGCGGCAAGCCCGTTACGCGCACCGAAACCAAGCCAGCCACAGTAGTTGCTTCGGCCTCTCGCAGTACGTCCTCCAAAAAGATCGTACTGAAACAATCGCAAGTTCTACTTGCGAAGAAGTTAGGTTTAACCCCTGAGCAGTACGCCCGGGAATTGAGAAAGTTGGAGAACTAAAATGGCTGAGACTAGACTTGCACGCGAACTTGAAAGCCGTACCCAGACCGAGCGTCCCAAGATGTGGCAACCGGCTTCGGCCCTGCCCGAACCGGACAAACAGCCCGGATATGCGTACCGGTGGATTCGTGTTTCGAACCTGAATGTAGCCGACCCGAGCAATGTATCTGCGAAGATGCGCGAAGGTTGGGAACCAGTAAAGGCCGAAGAACAGCCCAAGTTCCAAATGATGGTTGACCCCAATAGTCGTTTTAAGAACAACATTGAGGTCGGTGGATTGTTGCTCTGCAAGATTCCCGAGGAGTTCATGGTTCAACGCAGCGAACATTTCGCCAAGAAGAACCAAGACCAAATCGACTCTGTAGACAATAATTTTATGCGCGAGAATAACCCGAAGATGCCGCTCTTCAGTGAAAGGCGCTCTTCGTCCTCGTTTGGCAAAGGCAAATAACTAGGAGAAAATAATGGCATATCCCTCTGTCACGGCCCCGTATGGGCTTCTTCCGATCAATTTGATCGGCGGGCAGGTCTTTGCTGGTGCTACTCGCCAGATTCCGATTGCTTCCAACTCCGCGACGGCCATCTTTTATGGTGACGTTGTGAAGCTGGCGAGCACCGGTCTTCTGGTTCAGGACACTGGCACAGACGCTGCTACTCCCGTTGGCGTTCTTCTTGGTTGCTCCTATACGGACCCGACCTATGGAAAGACGTTCCGTCAGTACTATCCCGGCGCTGTCAATGCTTCGGACATCGTTGCCTTCGTGGCGGATGACCCGGACCAGTTGTTCAAGGTCGCGGTAGTGTCTAGTACAGCTGTGGTCTCTTTCGTTAACCGTACTGCCGGTGGTAACAACGCTGTTCTGGTTCAGAACGTCGGTTCCACGATTACTGGTAACTCTGCGGTGGCTATTAATACCACTACAGCTACTACCAATACGTTCCCCATTCGCATCATCGACGTGATTCCGGACACCGCTATTGCGGGCTACTCCGGGTCCTACACCGAAGTTATTGTGAAGTGGAATGTGCCGACAACCGGCGCTGTTGGTGGGCACCAGTATACCCAAGCTACCGGCGTTTAAGGAGAACATGACAAATGGCTATTTCACGCGCACAACTTCTTAAGGAACTCCTTCCCGGCCTGAACGCCTTGTTTGGTCTGGAATATGCTCGTTACGGCGAAGAGCATAAGGAAATCTTTGAGACCGAAACTTCGGAACGCTCGTTCGAAGAAGAAACCAAGCTGTCCGGCTTTTCGGCTGCTCCGGTTAAGAATGAAGGTTCTGCCATTGCTTATGACAATGCGCAGGAAGTCTTCACTGCCCGCTATAACCACGAGACGGTTGCTCTTGGGTTTTCGCTGACGGAAGAAGCCATCGAGGACAACCTCTATGACTCTCTGTCTTCGCGTTATACCAAGGCTCTGGCTCGTGCCATGGCGTATACCAAGCAGACCAAGGCTGCTGCGGTTCTGAATAATGGCTTCAGCTCCTCCTATGCGGGTGGTGATGGTCAGCCTTTGTTCAGCGCTTCGCATCCGCTGGTTTCCGGTGGTGTCAACTCCAACATCTCCGCCACACCTACCGACCTGAATGAAACCAGCCTCGAAGCTGCCGTAATTCAGATCGCCGCTTGGACGGATGAACGTGGCCTGCTCATCGCAGCTAAGCCGCGTAAGTTGATTGTCCCACCGAGCCTGATGTTCGTTTCGACCCGTTTGCTGGAGACTGAACTCCGCACCGGTACTGCCGATAACGACATCAACGCTCTGAAGAGCAACGGTTCGATCCCGGAGGGTTACACTGTTAACCACTACCTGACCGACACCGACGCTTGGTTCCTGACCACGGACGTTCCGAATGGTTTGAAGCACTTTATCCGCGCAGCGATGACGCAGTCGATGGACGGAGACTTCGATACCGGCAACGTTCGTTACAAGAGCCGCGAGCGTTATTCGTTCGGCTTCTCTGACCCACTGGGCATGTTCGGCTCGGCTGGTGCCTAACTAAGATTAGGGGGAAGGGGATAAAACCCCTTCCCTTTTTTCTAATAGGCTGTATGTTTTAGATATCTAGGGTCCCTTACCCGCACCGACTGTCCTAGCAGACGTTGTAGAGACGGTGTGGGGATGTGCTACAACACGGAGAATTTCCATGGCTCAGACTACTTTTCAAGGTCCCGTCCGTTCGCTGAACGGCTTCTTCACGCAGGGCCCCGGCAGTGTCATTAACCTGCCCAACGCCACAAACACCATTACGCTGGATGCCGCCACTTATGCTGGCCGTCTTATCCGCACCAACGACGCTACGCTGGTTATCACCCTGCCGTCGCTCAATGCCACGGCTGACCCGGTTTCGTCTGGTCCCGGTAGCGACCCTAACACCTTGAATAACATGGGTGTTTCCTTCTCTTTCTTGGTGGAAACCGCTGCTACGACTTGGAAGATCATCACTGCTGCGTCGCAGTTTATGGCTGGTTCCCTGCTGGTTATCGACACGGACACCACTGACACGGTGAATGGCTTCGCTTCTAGCTCCACGGCTACCCGTTCGGTTAACCTGAATGGCACGACCACGGGCGGCGCGATTGGTTCCCTTGTCACGGTTACGGCGCTGAACTCCACGATGTGGGCTGTTTCGGGTGTGGTAATCGGTTCGGG